ATTTACTTAACTACTGAAGCTGCTCCTGATTCAGCTTTATGAGGTAAGCAATATGGATAAGAATGTAATGGTTTCTCCTGATGGCAAATCAAAAATTACAGTTTTTGATAGTGCTGTTGAGAATCTCAAAGCAAATGGGTGGACTCTTGAAGGAGAGTCTAGTAATAAAAAATCTAAAATAGAGGATAAATAATGGCAGTATTTACTGGTAAAGCTGGTGTTGTTCAAACTGGTTCTAATGCTCTAGCAGAAGTTAGAAGTTATTCAATAACTGAAACTGGCGAAACTACAGAATCTACAGCTATGGGCGATTCAGCAAAAACTTTTGAATCAACTTTGACTGAATTTTCAGGTTCTATAGATTTATTTTTTGATGATACTGATTCTAGTGGGCAAGTTTCACTAACAATCGGTTCTTCATTTACATTAAATTTAGCACCTGAAGGATCAGGAAGTGGAGCATATAAATTGTCTGGAAGCGGAATAGTTACTGAAAAAACTATAACTGCTGCTCACGATGGCTTAGTTGAAATGACAATTGGCTTTCAAGGGTCTGGCGCATTAACAATAGGAACTTACTAATAGATGGGTGCGATAGACAATGTTGTTGCTCACTTTGACGCACAAGAAATAACTTCTTTTGAAGTCAAAGAATGGGGAACAGAAGAAGAACCTTTAGTTATCTATTCAAGACCATTGACGTTGCAAGAGTCAAAAAAGCTTTACAAGATGGCAAATGACAGCGATCTTGAAGTAATGGTTTATGCAATCATTACAAAAGCTTTAGATGCAGACGGTGAAAAAATATTTTCATTAGCTGATAAACAAGCTTTAATGAATCGTGCAGATGTAGGCGTTGTTGCTGACGTAGCTTCAAAGATACTTGGTGCTATGACACCAGATCAAGCAGAGGGAAAGTAACAGCCGAGTCTGAAACATTTGCCCAGTTTGCTCTAGCTGACAGGCTCGGTAAGACTATTAGTGAGATTGAATCTATGACAGTAGATGAAATAACTATGTGGTATGCCTACATTAAACGAAGAAACGATTTAGAAAAAAGAGATGGGTAAGCTAGGAAAACTTAATATTGTTATTGGTGCAATCAATAACACGCAAAGAGCATTCAAAAATATTAATCGTGGTTTAGCAACTATTAGTGCTAGAACTGCATTTATTAGAAAACAATTTAGAAACTTATCTATTGCTATAGCAGCAGCAGGTGCAGCTTTTGCTATCTTAGGAAAAAAATCTTTTGAATCTGTTGATAATCTAGGTAAGACAGCGACTAATGCAGGACTTGCGGTAGAAACATTACAGGCTTTACAACTTGGTGCTGTAGAAGCAGGATCAAGTCAAGAAGGTCTTAATAAGGCAATGGAAAAATTTGCTAAGAATATTGGTGATGTTACTGCTGGTATAGGACAAGCAAAACCTTTCTTAGACAAAATGGGTATCTCAATAAGAGATAACAACGGTGAAATTAAATCACAAGATGTTTTATTAAGAGAAGTAGTTGCTGGCATACAAAACTTAGGTGATAGTTCTGCAAAGGCTGCTACATTACAAGCTTTGTTTGGTAGAGAAGGTATAAAGCTTACTGGAATTTTAGGTCAAGGTTTACAAACTGTAGATGCTTTTGCTGAAAAAGCTAGAAGATTAGGTAAAGATTTGTCTGGTGGACAGGTAAGGGCAGTTGAGTCTTTCAACGATAGTTTTGCTAGATTAGGTACAGTTGTTAGTTCATTAAGAGATCATGTATTTGCTTCTCTTGCACCTGTATTTGAAACCGTTACAGAAGGACTAACTAACATGCTTGTAAGAGCAGCCGATCTTGCAGGTGGATTTAGACAACTAGGAGTAACTATAGCTAATAGTATTATGTCAGGTGCTATAAAAGCTTTAGAAGGTATTAAATTTTTAGCTGAAGGACTAGACTTTATTGGAAATCTAATTGGTTTTGAAACTTCAGACAAAGTACAAAAACTCATTGATAAGCTTGAATCTCTGAAAATGAAAGTAGGAGAAATACCAGAGGAATTTAATAAAGTTGGTACAGAACTCGATGTAACACCTATAGAGAATGCTACAACAAAAATACAAGGTGCATTCAAACAAGTGTTAGAGATTATGAATAAGAATTTAAATGATACAAGTAAATCATTTACTTCTATAGCAACAACTATTGAAAATGAACTTGTAACAGCTTTTATGAATATTCATAAAGGTATGCAATCGTTAGGAGATGCAATAAAAAATATTGCACAAGCAGTAATACAAGAATTGATAAGAATATTTATAGTAAAAAAAATGGTCGGTGCTATAACAGGCGCAGTCACAGGCGGTACTCAACCTGCTGGTTTTGCAAGAGGTGGTACTGTTACTGGTGGTAAAGCAGTAATTGTTGGTGAAAAAGGAGCAGAATTATTTGTACCTAACAGAACAGGTACTATAGTGCCTAATGATCAACTAGCAGCAAGCAATGGAATGGCAGCACCAGTCAATGTAAGTTTTAACATTTCTGCTATGGATGCAGAAGGTCTTGATAAATTACTTGTGAAAAAGAAAAATTTATTAGTTTCTGTAGTATCACAAGCAATGAATCAAAGAGGTAAAGTAGGTCTAGTATGAGTGGTACTTATCCTACAACTAAAAACCCTAGTATCTATAACTTTAAGTCTAATAGACCCACGACAGTAGATTACACTTTGTCTGGTAAAAGATCAGTCAAACAATTTGCATCCCAATATTTTAGCTTTACAGTTACTATGCCTTCAATGAAGCGATCTGACTTCATGGAATACTATTCTTTTTTAACAAAACAGAAAGGCGGTTTTGAAAGTTTTACTTTTACATCACCTTTATCTAATCAAGGCGCAGTAGCGCAAAGCGATACAGTTCTTGTCGCAGGGACACACGCAGTAGGAGATACAACTATAGATTTAGATGGTTTTGCAAACTCTACTACAGGCGTTTTAAAGGCTGGTGACATCATAAATTTTGCAGGACATAACAAAGCTTATATGGTTGTCGCAGACGCTTCTAGTGACGGTTCTGGCGCTTCTACGGTCACTATTGAACCACCTTTACAGTCAGCATTATCAAATAACGCTGCTGTTACTGCAAAAACACCTACTTTTACTGTTGCTTTAGAACAAGACGATGTAGTTTACAATACTGATTCTAGCGGTATTTTTAATTTAAGTTTTGATGTTAGAGAGGTCATTTAATGTCAAGATCATTAGATTCTTCTGTAGTAACTCAAATACAGAGTGAAGGAATAAGACTAGCTTACTTAGCCGAGTTTAGTTTTTCTTCTGCTGTTTATTTAACAAACCATTCTAAAAACTTAGCATTTAACTCTCAGACTTATGTGGCTGATGGACAGCTTCACATAGAAGATTCAAGAGAAGAAACTGGCAAGATTGAATATTCTAATATGACAGTATTTCTAAAAAATATGTCAGACGCAATGCGCACAAATTTAAAAGCTGAAGATTACGTTGGAACAGAAGTAACTATAACTTTAGGATTTTTAGACGCTACAGAACTTATTACTGCATCTTATGAAATATTCAAAGGAACTATAGGTTCAGCAGCTATGGTCGAAAAAGCAGGACAAGTTCTAGCTTCCATAGAATTAGTATCGCATTGGAAAGATTGGGAATCTACCAAAGGAAGAACTTTTACAGTTGAATCACAAAACGCAGTTTATGCTTCTGATAGAGGTTTAGATTACGCACATAGAACAAGAGAAAATCTTGAATGGGGTCAGCCATAATGGTTGATCCATTTTTAATTATAACGATCATAACTGCTGTTATTGGCGGTGTACAAGCTTATCAAGCTAACAAACAAGCTAAAGAACTAAGAAGAAAAGCTAATAATCTTTTAGTAACAAAGTTTGGTACAGGAGAAGCTATACCAGTTTTATACGGTAGAAGAAGAATAGCTGGAACAGTTGTGTTTGCAGAAACAGTAAATCAAAAAGATTTATTTGTAGTTTATGCTTTATCAGCAGGAGAGGTAGAAGAAATACATGGGGACACCATACTTATTGACGGTGACAGATTAGATAAACAATCAAGATTTAAAGGCGACAACTTTATAATCAGAAACGATAGATTAGAAAACTATGGTTCTGGTACAGCTTTATTTGGAGCAACTACAGCAGATAAAAATAATGTTTTAGATATTTATACAACTACAAATGTAAAAGTTAATAACAAGCGTAAAAAAGATAACGCAAAAAACTTTTCTATGGTTTTTAATTTGCATCATGGATCACCTACACAATCTGCTGATCCAATGCTTACAAGTATTTTTGACGGTACAAATAATAAATCTACATGGTCTAGTGATCACAAACTATCAGGTATTGCTTATATAGCTGCACACTTTCAACACAAACAAGACGGTAGATTCAGAGGTCTGCCAGAACTGACAGTTGAAGTAGAAGGTCGTAAAGTCTATGATCCTAGATTAGATTCTACTGTAACTAATGGCTCTGGTTCGCATAGGCAAACAGATACCAGCACACATGCTGGAACATCAAATCCTGCTATAAATTTTTTAGATTATCTAACTAATACAGAATATGGTAAAGGTATTCCATTTAGTAAGATTGATCTAAGCAGTTTTCAAACAGCAGCAAATGTTTGTGATAACACAGTAGCAACAATTTCTGATACAAGCTTTTCTATATCATCTGGACAAACAGGCAACAAACAAGACAAGCTAATTATACCTATAGCTTCTATAGATAATTTTTCAAGCTTCAAGGTTGGTAACAGCATTTCAATTACAAATGATTCTAACAGCGCATCTATTGCTTCAGGGATCATTACTGGTAAATCATACTTTGCTGGTACAGATGGAATCATAGATCATTACGAACTTAATATGGCATCAGGTGCAGTAGCTTCTACTTTTACTTCTCCTGTTACTGCAAGCGCATCACAAACGCAAAAACGTTTTGAATTTAACGGTGTTGTAGATACATCAGAATCAATTATGACAAACTCGCAAGAATTTTTAGCTTCTATGCGTGGCATATTTGCTTATCAAGATAGTAAATATTATTTGAATATTGAACATACTGTATCTTCAGCAGCTTTGAATATTGATGAAGATGATATTTTAGAAGAAGGGTTTCAACTAAGTTTAGAAAGTAAAGAAAGAAAATTTAATAAAGTAGAAGTTAGCTTTTACAACGCACAAAGAAACTATGAAAAAGATTCTGTTGTGTATACAGGTGAAACCAGCGATACATTTTTATCCGATGATGGTAATGAAGTTTTAGAAGAAAAGGCAGAGTTCAGTATGGTTACAAATCAACAGATTGCTTACAACCATGCTAAATCAATTTTATTTAGATCAAGAAGGCAAAGACAAATTAAATTTACTGGTACTCCTAAATTGTTAAATGCAACAGTAGGAGATGTTATAGGAGTAACCCATAGTAAATTCGATTTAAGTAGTAGTGGCGGTACACCAGATCAATTTAGAATAACAAGAATGACTCTTAGAACTGACTTAAATATTGAAGTCGAAGCTATAGAGTATCAAGCTGATATATATGGTTATGCTACACCACCAACAGAAGATATTGATTACGCAAATCAAGTTGTAGATAGAACAGCAGTAGTACAGCCTAGTAATTTAACTTTTGTTGATAAAGACCCAACAACAGGTATTCAAGCTTTTCTTAGTTGGGAAGATGCAAACGTATATCCATCAAGGTTTAGAGTTACCGTGAGAAATGAACAGTTTGTTCAAAGAACAGTTGCAACATCTGATGGTTCAGCAACGACAGTAGATACTACTTATAAAATCATAGGAGATTCAATATCTAATCAAACTATGTCTTTTTTAGAAGCAGGTTACATAGCATCTTCTAATTATTCTTTTTCTGATGGTACGTTTACATTCAATCAAGCAGGTATAAGCGGAGAAGATTTATCTGCATTAAAGTTTCCATTTGATGAATTGTTTGCTACGACAGGTAACGGTTCTACAACTGCTTTTACTTTTAACACACAATTAACAGGTCTAACAACAGCTAACATACTGCCATTTATAGATGGTGTATATCAAGCACCAGAATCTTTTGCTTTTAACAGTATCAGTAAAGTTCTTACGTTTGATGCAGCACCACCAAATTCATCTATTGTTGAAGTATTTATGGATGATGAAATAGAAGTGATATCAGAAACATCTTCTGGTCAAACTGCTTTTACACTTGATCCAATATTTCCTGTAGAAAACTTATTAGTATTTATTGGTGGTGGTTATCAAAAAGCGGATGCTTTTTCTATAGCTACAAGTACAACAGGCATGACTGTCACCTTTGATGAAAGCATATCTTCTGGAACAAAAGTACATTTTGTTCTTATGCCAGAAAAAGTAGAAGGTGTTATTTACACAACCATTACAGATGAAACAAGTATTGATTTATCTAATATAAGAATCAACGATGGTTACAAAGGAGAAGTATCAGCAATCAATGCTTTTGGTTTTGAATCTGCACCAGCTACAGTAACTTTTACAAATACTCAAAGTCCAGTACAAATTAAATACGATATCCCAGATTCTTCTATAAACGCAGCAAAAGTTGTTGATACGTCAATTACACAAGCAAAATTAGAATCAGCAGTCAGCAACGCTTTGAATACCATACCAACACACACTAGCGATATTGGTACGTTACAAGTTGACGTAGCTGCCTTGCAGTCTACAGTCAATGATTCAAATACTGGGGTAGCTGCAAACGCAACAGCAGTAACGCAACTTAATACACAAATTACATCTACAAACACAAACGTAACCGCAAATGCTTCATCAATAACAACTTTAAATACAAGTGTGAATAATATAAATTCAAGCGTCACAAGCTTGCAGTCAAGTACAGCAGATTTAGAAGGTAATGCAGCAGCTTCTTTTGTTTTACAAACTGACGCTAACGGTGCAGTTTCACAAATGATTTTAGAATCTAATGCTTCTGCTGGTACAAACCCAACGTCTATAATTAAATTTAGAGCAGATACATTTCAGGTCACAAATAATTCTACAAGTTCGACAGCACCTTTTACTGTTTCTGGCGGTAACGTAATAATTGATAATGCGTTTATTGTTGATCTTACTGCTGATAAATTGTCAGCAAATTCTTTAAACGTTGCAGGTAAAGCTGTAAGCGGTACTGCTGGTAACATTACAGGTTCAGCAGGTATAAACGTGACAAACTTATCTAACGATACAGATACAGAAAATACTCTATCTACTTGGTTTGCATCTAATCCACCACATTTTTACAACAGCAAATATATGACGCTGATAACTAGCGTAACATGGACAACGCCAGCGTTTTCTGGAACTAAAGAATATATAGTGACTGCACAAGGACAGCCATTAGGTAGCTTTGGTGGCGATGAAGATACTGCTGTAGTTTTACTTGTTAGAAAGACAAGTTCTGCTACAGGTTATTTGAGTTCAAATTCTGCAAACTTTGATGTGCAAACTGGTGTTTTCAATGAAGGTTCTTTGGCAGGTAACTCAATAGCTTTATCTGATAAATTTGACGCTGATGGTAGTTCTCAATATTTTGCCTATATGTTGATGGCAATAGATGACTATGGATCAGGCAACAAAGGTATTAGTGACGCTTCAATTTTAGTTTACGGTTTAGGTGTTTAATGAGTACAGCAACATTTAGAAATGATAAGTTATCAGTTTTGAAAACTACTATGCAATATTTAAGAGATAAACGTAATCAAAAATTATTGATAAGCGATTGGACACAAATGCCTGACTCACCATTAACAGATAGCAAAAAACAAGAGTGGGCAACTTACAGACAACAACTAAGAGATTTGCCTTCATCGTATACAGATGATGATGATATAGCAGATATAATTTTTCCTTCTAAACCTGATTAATAATATAATAGACAAATGGCACTAACAAAAATCCCATCTGATTTAATTGAAGCTAATAGTATTGGCATCACACAACTTAATGTTTCAGATGGATCAAGCGGTCAAGTTTTAACTACTAACGGTTCTGGAACACTATCTTTCAGTTCAGTATCTAATACAATTATTATTGCTGCTGATTCAGGTTCTAACGATACCGTAAATTTAGCTGAAACAGTTACCTTTACTGGTGGTGAAGGTATAGATACAACAGTATCTAATAATACAATTACAATAGCAGGTGAAGATGCTACCAGTTCTAATAAAGGTTTAGCATCTTTTGCAAGTGCAGATTTTGATGTTTCATCTGGTGCAGTAACAATAAAATCAGGCGGTGTGACAAACGCACAATTGGCAGGATCAATCGCTAACTCAAAACTAGCTAACAGTTCTGTAACTTTGAACTCGCAGTCTTTGTCGCTTGGTGGTTCTTTGACGTTAGATACAGACGATATAGGAGAAGGTTCTTCAAACTTATACTATACAGATGCAAGAGTAGCTTCTTATCTGACAACTAATTCTTACGCAACACAAACCTATGTAAATACACAAGTAAGTAATTTAGTAGATTCTGCACCTAGTACACTAGACACTTTGAACGAATTAGCAGCAGCATTAGGAGATGATGCTAATTTTTCTACAACTACTGCAACAAGTTTAGGAAACAGATTAAGAATAGATGTAGCAAACCAATCTTTAACAAGCACACAAAAAACAAATGCACTAACTAATTTAGGAATAAATTCTTCTTACTCTGGTAATGCTGCAACTGCAACTGCTCTTGAAACAGCAAGAACAATACATGGCGTGTCATTTGATGGAACAGCTAATATTGATCTATCAGAAGTTGTACAAGATACAGTAGGCGCAATGTTTTCTAGTAATACTGAATCAGGTATTACGGTAGCTTATGAAGATAGCGATGGAACAATAGATTTATCTGTAGGGGTAGATGACAGTTCTATAGAAGTATCAGGCGTAAACAATACCCTAAATGTCAAAGCGTCAGGTGTAACTAACGCTATGCTAGCTGGTTCTATAGCTAACTCCAAATTAAGTAATTCATCTATTACGGTTGGTGCTGGTGTAAATTCAACTGCTATATCTTTAGGCGGTACTATTGATTTTGCAGGTACTTCTAACGAAGTAGAGGTAGCAGAAAGTTCAGGAACGATAACGATAGGTCTGCCAGCAGCTACAGAGATTACAACTTCTTTAGGTGTTGGCGGTGGGTCTACAAACGGTGTTGTCATAGAACAAGGCGCAATTAAAATTAAAAACGGTGGCACACAATCTTACATAGACTTTTATTGTGAAAGCAGCAATGCACATTATTTAAGATTACAAGCACCTGCTCATGCAAGCTTTAGCGGTAATCCTACTGTAGTTTTACCTTCATCATCAGGTACGATAGCTTTAACATCTGGTGACATTACAGGTAATGCTGCAACAGCTACAGCTTTAGAAACAGCAAGAACTATTCATGGCGTATCTTTTGACGGTACTGCAAACATAGACTTAACAGAGGTTATACAAGATACCGTAGGTGCTATGGTTTCTGGCAACACAGAAAGCAACATAACTGTTACCTACGAAGATTCAGACGGTACGTTAGACTTTAGTGTTACAGGCGGTGGCTCAGTAAGTGAAGCATTTAAAACAATATCTGTATCTGGTCAAAGCGATGTAGTCGCAGATGCAGCAGCAGACACACTTACTTTAGTAGCTGGCTCAAACATGACGATTACTACTAATGCTAGTGGTGATGAAATTACATTTGCTAGTTCTGCAAGTGGTGGCTCACAAAACTTATTCTCAACGATTTCAGTATCAGGTCAATCTGACGTAGTTGCAGATGCAACGACAGATACGCTTACGCTTGTTGCTGGTAGCAATATCACTCTGACTACAGATGCTAGTAGTGACTCAATAACCATAGCTTCTAGTGCATCTGGTTCTGGTGGCAGTTCTTCTGCTTTTGCTAAGAATACTTTTGCAGGCGATGGTTCAACTACAGACTTTACGCTATCTACAAGCATGACTAACGAAGATGGTCTTATTGTATTTATAGACGGTGTTTATCAGGCAGATAATGTTTATACAGTTTCAGGAACTACCCTTACTTTTGCAACTGCACCTGTCAACGGTAGAGTTATAGAAGTCTTTCAATTAGAGGGCGGTATTGTAGGTACTACACCTTCAATTGACACAATGACTGGTGACGGTTCAGATACAACATTAGCTCTTAGCACTACCCCATCATCAGAGAATCAAACATTTGTAACCTTTGATGGAGTTGTGCAACACAAATCAACTTATTCAATCTCAGGCAGTACGCTTACTTTTGGTACAGCACCAGCCACAGGTGTAGCAGTTGAATGTATAACTTTTAACAATGTAGCTATTGCAACTTTTGAAGATGCTGATGGCGATACAAAAATACAAGTAGAAGAAAGTTCTGACGAAGATAAAATCAGATTTGATACAGGCGGCAGTCAGCGTGCAATTTTAGATTCAACAGGTTTGGGTTTAGGTACTGACAGTCCTTCAGCTTTATTACAAGTTAATACTCCTGCAAGTGGTAATCACGATGCAATAATTATTTCAAGAACTACACATGGAACTGTTGGTACTTTGGAAAATTCTAGTGGTAATTTAACAGTTACATCTAACAAAGCTCTTACACTTGGGTCAGACCCAACTTCTTCATTTGCATCAACAGCTTCTTTAATAAAATTTGAAGTTGATGGTTCAGAAAAAATGCGTCTTGATGCTTCTGGTAATGTCGGGATTGGAAGAACACCAACTGCTTATGGTTCTTTTAAAGTTTTAGATGTAGCAGGTTCAGCAGGTGCTATACAAAAAATAATACATACTGGAAGCACGGTTGAGTTACAAAGTTACGCATCATCTACGGTTGGTGTTGTAGGCACAGCAACAAGTCATCCATTATTGTTAACAACAGGTGATGTAGAAAGGATGCGTATTACATCAGATGGCAAGGTTGGCATTGGAACTGACAGCCCTTCAACTGACTTTGAAATAAAAAGAACAAGTGCGGATGCTCAACTTAGAATTACTTCTGGTGCAAGTAATGATGCTTATTTAAGTTTTGAAAATGCGGGAACAGTAAATCATTATTTTAAACAAGATAATACAGGTGTATTTGAACTTTATTATTTAGGTTCTGGTTCTGGAGCTATGAGGCTTCAATTTGCAACTAATGGACAATTATCTTTATTTAGTCAGCAATCTGGTTCAGGTAACTCAACACTCAAATATAATACAGGCACAGGTGCAGTAACCTATGATACTTCAAGTAGATTAGTTAAAGAAGAAATAGAAAGCATACCTTATGGATTAAGCACAGTTATGAGCTTAACTCCCAAAAGATATAAAAGAAAAGATAGTAACGACAAAATTGAAGTTGGTTTTATTGCAGATGAAATGGTAGAAGTAATTCCTGAACTAGTGGGAATGATGAAAAAATCAGTATTTACTGATGTTGAAGAAGATACTGAAGAAGTAGCAGGTTCTGTAGAATATGAAAAACTTACAGCCGTTTTAACAAAAGCAATACAAGAACAACAAGATATAATAGACGACTTAAAAGCAAGAATAGAGGTACTTGAAGGATGACAACTAAAGTCACAAGAAATATGCTCAACACTTCCATTGACGACAATGGAAACGCTACTGCTATAACTATTACAAGTGCTGAAAATGTTGGGATTGCGACAACTAGTCCTTCACAAAAGTTAGAAGTAACAGGAAATGTTTATGTAGGTGGTGGTAATTACTTTACTCAATCTACAAGCGGTTACTTCTTTGGTGGTAGCGGTTCTTTTACTAATGGTGTTTATGGTGTTGGTGTAAATAACATGGTTTTTAATGTCAATGGTTCAGAAAGAATGCGTATTGCTTCTTCTGGTAATGTTGGTATAGGCTGCACAGACGCACAAACTCCTTTAGAAATTGATACAAGCACAGCAAACTATCGTATTCAATTTACGCATACAAGCGGTCAAAATCAGATTAAAAGTATAGACAGCGACCATTCTACAATGCGTGCTTTATTTTATGATGCATCAGAGCATGTTTATCAAACCTCTGGCACAGAAGTTTTACGACTAGGTAGTAGCACTATTCTTATTAATGGTGGAAATGGACAAACCTTTAGCGACTATATAAGAACATACTCAAAATCACAAAGTATAACTTTTAGTAGTTCTACTTCGTCAACTTCAACTACATTGTCAGGTTACTTGACTTATCAATTTATGATTGATGCGACACTCCACATGGGATATAGCGGAAATGGAGCAATCTCTACTCATATACGAGTTAGCTTATGTAATACTTATTCTGGTCTATCAGTATCAACCCTTCATACAGCATACGGACAAAGTCACAACAGCTATCACACCTTTAGTTTGTCAGGAACAGGAGCTTACAATACAAGACAATTAGTGGTAACTTGTAATCCGCAAGGCGGTCAAAATGCAAGTAACACATCAGGTACAATTTATTACGGAATGGGAGTTTAAATGGCAGCATATTGGAAAAGCATCAATAAATTTCAAGAAGGCACAAAAACAGTACAACTGAAAGCAGTAAGAGCAGATAAAAATTCAAGGGACGAAGAATTTACAAATGATGTAATAGTATTTGTTGGCTTAAACGATCAAGAAAGTGTTTCTAATATGAGTGATTCAGAATTAGAAACTTTTGTAGAAAATAACTGTGATTTAACTTTGGTTGATAAAGGTCTTACAACAGAAGATGCACCGCCTAATCACAATTTTGATATTCCAACAGGAGAATAAAATGGCAATTAATTATGAATGGAACGTAAGTACAGTTGATACTTACCCAACACACGAAGAAAAGGACGATGTGGTTTACAACGTTCATTGGCGACTTCTAGCAACTGATGATGCTAATAATGATGCAGACGGTAATCCGCAAAGTGCAAGTGTATATGGCACTCAGCCTTTAGATGTTTCTGATTTATCTAGCTTCACAGCTTTTGCAGATTTGACTGCAAGTGATGTGCAAGGTTGGGTTGAAGCAGCTATGGGTGAAGATAAGGTTACTGAATTGAAAGCTGGTCTTGATGCTCAAATAGCTGAGAAAGTTACACCAACATCAGTTACTAAAACTATAGGTTAATATGACAACTAAAGTACCAGCAGAGTTATCAAGCACACCGAGTATTGTCGATAATGGCAATGCGACTGCTATCACAATCGACAGTTCTGAAAATGTGACAGTAAATAACGGAACTCTTACTTCTTCTGGTGCAAATGGAGCAGATAATCAAGGCTTTCATATAACTGATACAGGCTACAGCAAAACACATAAACTTTTTGGGGATAACTCATTACACATACAAGCTGATTCTGGTCAATCAATTTTGATGAAACCAAACGCATCTGAGAAAGCAAGGTTTACTTCTGATGGTCTTACATTTAATGGCGATACAGCAGCCGCAAATGCCTTAGACGATTATGAGGAAGGAGAGCATAATCCTACTATTACTGCTGGTTCAGGAACGCCATCTATTGCATCGGTTGAGGACACGCTATCATATACAAAAATAGGAAATAAAGTTTTCATAAACGGTCAACTTGGTGGTTGTAATGCTAGTGGATGTAGTGGAACACTATCTCTGACTATGCCTTTTGCTTGTGCAGCCCAAAGTGAAAGAGCTGATTTTTATTTTGGAACTGCTTCTACTAATAACAACGATGTTGTTATGTTTGTACTAACAAATACAGCAAATACAAATGTTTTTACTATTGCAGTAGTAGAACAAGATGGAACAAAAAACACAAGTTCTGCAGCATTTATGTCTACTAAAAGCCCTTTTGATATGAATTTTACAGGCTTTCATTACACAACAACTTAACGAGGTAAAAAATTATGGCACTAGAAAAAGAAACATTAGTAGACAAAATAGAAGTTCTTGAAAATGGTCAAGTGCAAGTTAGAACTGCTACAGTAATAAAAGAAGATGACAAGGAACTTACAAGAAGTTTTCATCGTCATGTACTAACACCAAGAACTAAAACAGACGACACTTGGGGTGATACTGATATATCTGGTGAAGATGCCAGAGTTCAAGCTATAGCAAATGCAACTTGGACTGATGATGTTAAGTCAGCTTACGAAGCATTAATAGATTCTCAAGAACTGCCTGAATAGTCTATAATTGTCCAAAAGGAGTAACATATGACTGAACTAAAAGAAAGAAAGCTAATTTTAAATGACGAAGAAATAAAGTTTGAATCGTTATCGGATGAACAAAAAGCTTTGTTTGAAAACATAGAGAATCATAACGTAGAAGAAAGGTCTGCATTAGTACAAGCTGACAAACATAGAAGGCTGAAAGAATCTTATGCTAATGACTTACAAAGAACTTTTGTGAACGAAGAAGAAAATGAAAGTGAAGAAACAACAGAAGAAGGCGACAGTTAGACCTTCAGTACAAAGTGTTGCTGCTGATTTATCACAACACGAAGCACAATGCGCTGAACGCTGGCGTACTATTTTTAACGAAACTAGCGAACTAAAACAAGAAGTAAAATCTATCAATTTACAACTTAAAGCTGGTCTAGGAATCCTTGTCGTAGGCATGGGTTCAATATTATCAGCACAACTTTTTTAATGAATGCCAGAAATAGAACTATCAGATTATTATGTAGAACTCATAGGGTTCTTACTTACATTATTGATAGGACTAGCAATCAAAGACTGGGCAACTAGTTTAGTCAAAGGCATAAACTTCAAATATAACTCATCCTTAAAAGAAGGCGATAAAGTAATTCTTGACGGTCAACAAGCTATGATTATCAAGATTGGTATGTCGCAAACAGTTTTTGGTGTTTACTCACCTGATGGCTGGACATGGCGATATGTACCTAACGAAAGAATCGCAACACTTAAATTAGCTAAAGTTGTTGATTCAGAATTGCATCAAGACACTAAGGAAGAAAAAGCACAAAAAATAAAAGAATTATTAGACGGAGATAAAAATGGCTGATCCTATAACCAACTCAGTTGTCGGCATTGCTGGCAGCGTACTTAATAAGTTTGTTGCAGATAAGAACTTAAAAATGAAACTTGAGCATGAACTCAAGACACAATTACAAACTGCTAATCTTTCACAAATAGAAGTCAATAAGATTGAAGCTGCTAGTAAGAGTTGGTTTGTAGCTGGGTGGCGACCATCTGTTGGCTGGGTTTGTAGTCTAGCTATGATGTATCACTTCATTCTTGCACCTATGATTCAATTTGCTATTGGTATAGCTGGTATACAAGTTGATTTGCCTGAGTTTGAATTTAGTCAACTATCTACAATTCTAATGGCTATGCTAGGAATGGCTGGTCTTAGAACTTACGAAAAGAAAGAAAAAGTAACAAAAGGTAACTAATGAGTATTTACGAAGTTGGTGCAACCAACGAACTAAGAAGCGAACTCAAAGAAAAGCTAATCAAAGAGGAAGGCTACGAAAAAATGCCTTATGAAGATCATCTTGGTCTTATGACTATAGGTGTTGGCAGATGTTTAGATCGTGTAGGAATATCAGATGCAGAAATTAGTTTTCTGTTAGACAACGATATAGAATCTGTTTTTTTACAACTTACCAATGCAAAACCTGAATGGCAATATTATCCTCATAATGTTCGTATCGTACTATGCGATATGGCTTTTAATTTGGGGGTGAAAGGTTTATCTAAGTTTCGCAATATGTGGCGATGTCTAGCTGAAGCAGACTATATCGGTGCAGCAGAAGAACTAATGGATTCTAAGTATGCAGAGCAAGTTCCGAATCGTGCTAAAAGAAATGCTAAGTTGTTAAAAGAAACATTAGATTAATCGTGACAAAAGCAACTTCTAGAATCATCGTCAAATAATTCTATTTGCTTGGCTTCTAATTGTGTTAAATCTATTAAATTTAGATAACTAGCATCTTTTCTAAATGTAGCACCTACTTTTTTTTCTTGTGTTACCCACCAATCTGCTAAGTTAGGTTTTTCTTTTATTATTTTTGTTAAAGTTTTTGTACCTTTTAAAAAGCAAAGATCACAATTACCAGCTACAGTATTTCCATTTTCACTTGTTAATTTAAGATCAAAATTATTTTTCTGCCAAAATTCTAAAACTTGTTTAACTGTAACTTTGTCTTGATATAAAGGACAAATAGAATCCCATGGATTCACATCAAGATCATTTTGTCGGTTTTGTTTTGCTACTCGTCTTGGTTCGTCATATCTCAAACCAACAACATTAGTCCATTCCTTGAAACCTTTTTGTTTCATAAATCTTTTCATAACATTCATTTTTAATTCTTGAGTACACATTCGCATTACTGGATTAGGTAACATTTTTTTTCTTTGTATTAGTGCTTCAAAGGGTTCACCATTTCTACTTGCTGTTTCATAATCTACTTGTTTAGTTCTATAGATAGGTCTTTCTTCTGCTATTTCTAGTTCAAGCCAATGTATGTGAACATCCCATTTATCAGAACACTCTTTTATAAAATCTAAAGTTTGTGGCATCTCTTTACCAGTATTTGCAAAAACAACATACATATCTTCAGGCAGTTCACCATCGTAAGCATTTACAATCTGCTTCAACATATAGCCAGATGTTCTGCCACCAGAGAAACTAATCAAAGATGGAGAAGGTATAAGATAAGGATTACCCATAACTTTCAAACTTCTCCATAGCTAATCTTGCAGCTTCTTCTTTGGTATAGCCTTGTTCTAAGAACTCTATAAACCATCTCTCCAAAAGCATATCGTTTATTTCATTACTCATCATGCACCTTTATTGAAAATCGTCTTTGTGTGTAAGCATCTTTAGCTGGAATGATTTTAGTCTGTTCTGGTTTAGCTTTGTAATTAATTGTTTTCCAGTTCACCTGATACTTACCCATTCTACCAATCTGAGCAGACTGCATAGCGTTCATCAGCTTAGTCTTATGTTCGTCTATGATCATTTGTGCTGCCTTGATGGTCTTTTCTTGCAACAAGATATTCTCTATTGAGTTCAAAGCATCGTCAGGCAGATCAACAATTGAACCATCGTCTAGCGGAAAAGCATGGTTAGCTTGATTGGTATTGAAAGGATCGTAGTAGCGACAATCAGCAATCCTAGAATCAAAGTCTTTTACTTTAGGTTCAAGTTCTTCTTTCTCCCATTGCTCATCCCTTTGATAAAAGAAGATGCGGTAGTCAGTACCATAAGCAACGCAAACTGCTGCCCATGAATAACCAGTACACGCCATCAATGCTTTGCTTTGTAAAACCCCACGATGATTAGCTGGTGGATTTTCTGGTCTAGCACCAGTAGCTTTGATCTCTAGTATGCCTTTGCCTTCTAAGCGTACAGAATCGCCTTCTGGCACATAAAAAGACTTATCTGGATCGGTAACGATATCTATGCCATCTGCAACGCCTATGGCATCTATAGAGCCATTCAAAGCTATGTGCCTATGGCGTACAGGCTTATGAATTTCGTCATGGTAATCAAAAAGACCTATTCTTTTAGCCGCTAAGGCGATTAAAGGCTTCTCCATGATGTTACCTACTTCCATCAAAAGATTTGGCTCAAAACGAATGTTTTGCCCTTTTAATGCCTTGTGACAGTTTTCAAGCACTTCATTTAGGTTCTGATATGGGTTTTCGTGCCATAAAGCAGATACTAAGCTGCAAGACAGTTCATGGTCTGGGGTTAGTTTGCCTAACGCTTCTTGTGGTTCTTTATTCATTATTTTCTCCTATTGTCCGAACATATATTTATCTATGAGTGCATCGCCTGATAAGTTTTCACCAAAGTAGTTTACTTCACCAGTCTTTAGATTCTCGGTTTTGTAAACGCCTGAGTTGTAAGCAGTCACATGGCAATGTCCCAGTTGTCTTTTTTGCGGATAGTTAAAATCTAAAT